GAACTGCAAATTTAATGTGATCTGGGCCGTTGCCTCCTGATTTTGGTGGATAATTTATTGAAAACTTAGTACCATCTGAGGTTCCAACCCAAACCCAATCACTATTTATCGAATCTTCTCTCCACTGTACATATACATCAAACGACTTTATTGCTGCCTGAATTTTTTGTAACTCTTTTTCCTCTAAAGTTGGATTTGTTATTAATAGAGACGGCATTGTCCATGATAAGTCTGCAGTATGGTCTGATGTTTTTATAAGAACATTATTTGGAATGCTAGTATTTTCAATTTCGTTTGGATCAAAGCCAGTCTCGTCTTCAGTATTTTGTGCTTCAAGTATGTTAATTGGGGACCAGTGCGAAAGTCTATTTTTGTCTTCTGATATCATTCTATATCTTATTTCATAGTTAAGACTAGTATCATCACCTATAACGTTTGGCAGATCTTTTTTTAATATTATATTTTTTTTAATATTTTTGTCGGGCATTATGATACCTCTATTGCAAACCTAAACTCAATATAATTATTTGTGTTTGGATTTTTAACAATAGTGTAGGCTGTTGAATTTTGAACTATGCTGTATCCAGTTAATCCGTATAGTGGATTAATAGTTGAAACATTTTCTAATCTAATTGCATCAAGGGCTACGTAGTAGTTGCTAGATGCAGATCCTCCATCTACAACATTTGAATAAATTTGAACCTGAGTTACTAGGTTCCAATTAAAGTTAGCACTAGTATATAATTGTTCTAATTTTTTAGATATAACATGGTATCTATTTGTTGCAAAATCATACTGTCCGCTTCCAGTTCCATTTGGAACCACCGCTTCAAGCCTAGCATATTCTGACCCATCAGAGTTTGTAAAATTAACAACTATGTTAACTGTATCTGGAACATCTAATGAAGAGGACTTTGTTATTAATGAAAAGGCCAACCTAATTTCATCTGTTGGTGAGTTCTCAGAAAATGATGTAATGCTGTTTGGATAAACAATATACTTGCCACCAATAGTGGTGAAGTGAGATCCATTATGAGTTAATGTTGAAGAGTCTCCTCGCATTAAGATTGTATTATTAAAAAATCTACTACGCTCATATCTTTCTACACGCTCTTCATTAAAAAATACTGCATTGTCTGCGTTTGTTTCAAACACATATAATTCGCTAGATATTAACTGACTATTATTAATATTTGTTTTATCTACAGTGCTTATGTTATTAATGCTTGTAGAGTCTAATTGCTGTGTTATTTTTGGAATATCAGAATTTGATGTACCGTTGTTATATTGCCAATTTTCGGTATCTGTAAAAGCAAAAACTGTTTTACTATCTGACTGTCCAGCAGAGGGGTTTGCTCCAGATGAAAAAATACCAACTTCTGTAATTTCGTATCTTTCTTCGGTAGGCAGTTCTGCCGTAAGAACTAATTTGTTGACGCCGTTATCATTTATATATCCTCTTGATGAAATTGGAATTCTAAACATTTCAAAATCTAATGAAGACTTTGAAGAAAAATCTGGCATTGTGGAAGCACTAAGTATTGGTTTTTTACCGCAACCAACAGCAATATGAGAGGCATACGATGGTGCCTGACTCAATAAAAACTTGCTAATGATAGTTTTACCTATATTTGTAATCATAATACCGCCTCATATATTGTACCACCTAAAGCAATTTGAACCTCTACCTGTTCGTCTGAAACGTTATTAATTGTCTCTATCACTAAATTCCCATTTGAGTCAAAATATATACTTTCTCCATTTGGACCATTTCCTTCATTTGGTATCTTATCGTCTAGTCTGATAGGATACTTTTTAAAATATTCTTCTGAGGTATCCTGTAACTTTAAAATATTGTTAGGGTTAAACTGAGACTGGATATCTACTAAATTTTTAATAGGGTTATAATAAAATTTTTGACCATTTATATTATTATTTCTTGCAATAGTTATTAGTTCCTGAGCACTTATATTTTCAAACAATAAGTCAAGGATTTGCTGTTCATTTACACTTTCTTCTTCTGGAAGAATATACTGTGGCGTTGAACTTTTAACCTGATCACTTAGTTTAGGCTTTATTGTTGACGGTACTGGCGGAATTGGGCTAACCATATTAAACCTCACTCAAGTAAACTGTCATTTTGGGTCCATCCACAGTTTTACCATATTCTATATTATATACCACAAATCTATCTTCGGGACTAGCAACTAAGTCTATTCCAAGATTATCCTTATAGTCAATCTTTACAATATCCCCCAACTGTATGGTTGGTATTGCAAATATCTCAAGGCCTATGGACTTTTTGGGAAACATTAGTTTTTGTATTAGCCAGGACATCAATTCTTCTGCCTGATCTTGGGTTTGAATGTATTCTGCGTTAATACCAAATTCGTTTATGCCATAATTAATTCTACTTAATTTAATATCATTATATTGGTTCAGTGATGTTGTTGGGGATGTAATAACAGATGTTCCGCCTAGTTCTGGATCTGATAAGTTTCCACGCTTTTTAAAGTAATCATTTACTGTATATTCGTGAGTTGTATCTTGAGTAAAAGTAATACCTTGAATTTTTAAATAATTACCAGACGACTCGTCTAAATTTAGGGCAGTGTCTGTATTATTAAATATTAAGAACTCTGCACCATACGCACCAGCATAGAATCCAGATACGCTGTAACCTTTTAATTTATTAAAGGTTGGGGCAATTTGTGCAAATAATGCTGGATAAGATTTATCATATTTTATGTTAAAGTATGCACACTCTCTCATGATGCTTCCAAACTCATCATAATACAGATTGTATTGCGGGGTTGTCTGTGCCGATATTCCAGACAAATAAGTTGACTGAATCATTCCGCTTAAAGTATATTTATAAAATGCATTGTTAACAGATATTGCAGAAACTCCAAAGATATTAGACAGTGGCTCTGCTATTGCAAAAGAAGAATTTTGTGCATAGTTTTGATCTAGTGCATATATGTTTTCAAATATACATTTTGATGATCCACGAACAAACAAAGCCGTATTGTTAAACATTTTTATTGGATTTTCATCATCTACTGTGGCTATTAGTTGATTATTAACGTACAAATAAAATCTACGAATTTTGTCTATGTCAACATACTCTACAGCAAGATCATACACTGTGCTATTTTCTTCACCAACTATTCTTTGCTGACCAACGAAAGATCCGTCATCAACAGCAATCTTGGCTAATCCACCATAAAGTTTGATCGGTATAGCATTACTAGAAGATGCATCTTTTTGTATTTTATAAAAAACAACATTGTTTAAAGAAACATTTTGATTTGTATAAGAGTTTATGTTGGCATCTGTTAATGCTATTAATTCAAAATAGTATCCGTTGTTAGTTTTTTCATCTACACCTATAGCGATTCCTCCTGAGCCACCAGCAATATTTATTTGTTGGTCTGCTGTTCCAGATCCTGGAATCTGATAATATGACATACTTCCTAGTGCAGTTTGCTTTTCGTTGTCTTGTAGTTGACCAATAATTCTCATTCTTGTTCCAAAATGTTTATAAACGTTTGTTAGTGGTTTATAGATGTATGACAAAAAGTTTAATGGTTTTTCTGTTGTTTTAAAACTTGGACCATTTAAAACAAGAGCAGAGGCTTGAACTGTTCCAGTTTGAGTAGATTGCAAATTATTTATTTCTGTTTCTGACAAACTTGTGTTGGATAAAAAGTTTTTAATTATACTATTTCTTGTTGAGCCTTTTGCCAATTCATTATTAACTCCTGCTGGTAAATTTAAATTAGAAACTTCTGGCAACTCAGTGGTTTCGTTAATGTTAAACAAGTATTCAGAATTCATATAACATCCTCTTACCGATGCATCATTGGTCCAAGAAGAAGATATCTTAGAATAATGGTCTGTTATTGGTGTTCCAAATTGTCCACGACCATGCTCGAACACTTGTCCATTTTTTATTCTTACAGAGTTATTAAATGTTTCATAGTATGGCGTAGAATAAATTCTTATTAATCCTGTTGGATATATCTTTCCATTAAATGGAATTGATGCAAAATATTTTTGATACTCTTGATTACTGTTTATCCATACTTTTCCAACACTAGTAATGTCAAACTCCACTGCATCATATCTAATTATTTCTCCACTAGAATAAAAATATCCTTGATATCTAGTTAGCCAGTATATATTTTCACCAACATCTAAAATGTTATTTGTTACAAGGTTGTTTACTACAACTGGAAGGTCAGACAATAGGTCTGAGTTTAAAGGCATTGCCGATAATGAGTAACTTGATTGACTGGAGGTCTTTTCATTTACCGTTTTAGTTGCCTGATCCCCAGACACCTCCCATAGAAGGGAGGGCTTGTATACCCAGTTTCTGGCGTTATTAGAGGTATCTAGCGAATAGGCTTGCTGTATTGATTTAAATGATTTTTGAATATATCTCTCAGTATAGTTAATCTTTCCATCATTGTATATTTTCTTATCTTGAGAGGCAATGGAAATAATGTTAGGAAGACTGTTTGTGCTTATTTTTTCATTTTCTGTTATATTGTTTTCTTGATGGGTTTTTGAACCTACAAAGGTAAAGTCCAAACCTCTTTCTTGTTCTGATGGCATTAGGTAGTTTTTGCTCATTACGATAAAGTTATTATACTCATCAAAATACATTGCGGACTGTGTAGATATTGCTAATTCATTTAGAATTTCTGCAACATTTTTATTTTCAGATATAAAGAAAAATGGAATAATAGGATCTTGTTCTTCACTTATTCTATAAAAACTATAATTACTAAAACCAATAGAGTCTAATAAAAGAGATACGGCATAACTTAAAGAGCACTCAGTAATCAATAATTCTGGTGCAGGAGTTGATTCAAATAAAAAGAATAAATCTCTTAAAGTTATGTTGACCGTTTTTCCAGTTATGTCTGCTTGAGGAAATCCTTCTGAGTATAAAGTTTTTATAGGAACGCTATAATTATTTTCATTATCTACATCTAATATTGTTTCATAAAAGGAAAACTTTATGTTTCTTCTTAAATAATTTTTAATGATGCTGCTATCATTATTTTCATTGAACGCCTGATCGTCATCGAATAGATCTACGCTTCCTGTAGAAACTAATAATTGGCCAACTGGTAAAGAAGTTACTCCCAAGTCAGACAAAGACTTTTTAATATTAAAGCCTATGGTTTTACTAGAGATGTCTACTAACAATCTTGGAGATAGTTCAATTAGGTCAAATGTTGCCTCAGCCTTATTCATTGATTCAACAACAATTCTTACTCCGTCAATGTATAAAAATTCTCTATAGTCTACAGACTGATTAATTTGATTATTAAAATATGCTGGGGACGTAAGGTCTTTTACTAATGGCGTATCTATATTAATATTTTCAGATTGTAGAGACCATCCGTATTCTGGTAAGAATGTTAAATATGATTGTGTTGCATCACTCCAAATATATAACGTGCCAATTTCTCCAGAACTTTCTACAATTAAATATCCATTGCCATTAATATTTTTTTCTGGCAAA